AGAATACTCAAGATCTTAATGATATGGCGAAGACCAAGGGTAAGTTTATTTGGTCTCCAGATCAGATTCCCGATGACTACAGAGATTGGGTGGGATATTCGCCCGAAACTTTCTTTGATGTCAATGCACTCGCTATTGATGAAAAACACTTCATGTGTACTCGATACAATAAACAAGTGTTTGATTTCCTGAAGAAACATAAGGTAGAACCAATTATTGTTCCTTTTAGGCATAGATACTTATGGGATGGAGGACTCCATTGCATGACGTTCGATTTCATCAGAGATGCTAATTAACAAACAAGGAATAGTCGATGCAGTAGTGTCTCAAGAACCTTGGGAACACATACTAGTTGACAACTTCGTTGATGCAGATACTTTTGATAAATTTTCTAAGATTTCACAATATCTACTAGATAACTACGATCACCGACGAGGTAAAGAAGATATACTTCATCTTAATGACCTCCAAGATGTTGGAGTATCTGAAGATTTACTGAAAGTGTATGCTCAAGTCGGTAAAGATCTTGAGGATACTTCTGTTTGGGAAGCTATTTGGAATAAATTTTCAACATATAGAGGAACTACTTCAACTCCAATGTATTGTAAGTGTAGTGTACACTATACAGGTTTTGGATTTGTAGATACTATTCATCCAGATAGTATTAATAAATCTGTTAGTATCACTCTTTATGTTGATCCTGAAGAACAAAGTGGAACAACATTGTATGAGTTAAATGATAGAGAATCTACTTCCAATACAGTTGAGTGGAAGAAGAATAGTGCTCTAATTTTCTGCCCTGGTAGTGATACTTGGCACTCATACCTCTCTCAGGACTCTACACATAGAATGGTGTTTACAATGTTCTTAGAGTTTGAAGATCAAGTTAATTTCCCATCAGAATTTAAAACAGTAACTTTTGGAGATAACACTGGTTCTAAGTGGATTAGTCCCTTAAAGTAATAACTCACTTATATAATGACACACATCAATCCTAAACTTTATGATAATGAGGTCATTCATGATCCATGGCCTCATATGGTAGTTGATAACTTTTTTTCAGAAAAAACTTGGGAAAAAATTAGTCAAATACCTAATTATATTCTGGATCCACTTGGAACTTGCGGATTTCCCCCTAATGAATTTTTGACTGATAGGGTCAATCAAGCAAAAGAAAAGAAAAGAGGTGGTAACGTATTCAGTTTAGAGGATTTGTTATTATCTGAGGTTCCAGAAGATGTTGTTGAATGTTTATGGGATGCATGTTATGAACTTCTTCAAAATCGTGAGAAAATTTGGGATCAGTTTCCTGAGAGGAAAAGTGGTGAAGAGTATTTGATAAAACCTTGTGTTAACTTAGATTTTGAAGGTAACTGGTTGGAGTCGCATCCTGACGCTGCAGGTAAAATAATTAGTTTTGTCTGTTACCTAGAACCAGAAAAGAGTGAAGGCACTAACTTACACCTGGACTATAGGGAAGAAAGTGTTGTTAAGGTAATGGACTGGAAACCTAATAGGTGTACAGTATTTTGCCCTACGGATAAGACGTGGCATTCGTATAAGTGTCCCACATACTACAGAATGGTGTTTGCAATCTTTATTGAAGTTCAGACAGGCGATAAACTCAAGAATCATATCGAGTTTTCTAGCGGTAAAACTGCAGAATTTTGGTGTGACTATTGACCTTTTGAACTATAACGACTAATATAGTAATAATGCTACGGTACGAATCATGATCGAAGTTGGAGACTTTGTTAAATACACTGGATGTTCCAAAGAACAGATTCGTTGGGGCAATAATGATGATCCAAACGATCAATTGATGATTAATGGTATATATTATGTTACTAAAGTAGATGTTCGATCTTCACATACTAAGATTACTCTTCGTAATATCCAAGGTCGATTCAATAGTGTATGTTTTGTCAAAATGAACGGTAATTATGACGACAGACCCTAAAATCCTTAGAGTGGTTCAGCATCAACAAGATTTGGTGCATATCACTTGGATGATTAATAATATATGTCAGAATAAGTGTACTTACTGTGTACCAGAGCTAAACTCGGGTAAAGGTCACCATTATAAGTGGGAAGACGCTAGTAAATTTGTCGATCTCCTCTTTGAGAAGTATTCTCTCATGCACTTCTCTGTCACAGGGGGAGAACCCAGTCTGTGTTCTTTTTTTCCAGATCTAGTTAAAAAGATCACAGATACTGGTAAACATACCATAGGTTTGACTACCAATGGGTATGCCTCAGTTGATTATTGGAAAAAAATTTCACAAAGTGTAAGTTATATTTGTTTTTCGTACCACCCAGAGTATCCAACCGAAGAATTTCTTGAGAAAGTCTTGTATTCTGCTATGAATACTACGGTTACTGTGCGAGTAATGATGCACCCAAGATATTGGGAACATTCTCTCAAGGTATATGAAGACATTAAAGATTTACCTTCTATCTTTGTCGAACCTGTTAGAGTTGTTGACTGGGGTCAAAAGGATAGATCAATATTCGTATATAATGAAGAACAACTTGAGTGGTTTGCAAGAAAAGAAACCTCACAGAAGGGTGGATTTGATGCTCCAGAAGCAAACTTTTCAAAGTTTGTTGATCTCAGATCTGATTTCGTTATGAGTAATGGTGATGTTAAAGGTGCTAATGCACTTGACTTCGTGAATTCTGGAGAAACAAACTTCAAAGGATATGTCTGTGAGGTTGGATTAAAAAGTTTATTTGTTGAACATACTGGTGATATTTTCTTGGGTAACTGTTGTATAGGAGGAGTTCAAGGAAACTTGAATGATCCTGATAATATAAAGTGGCCGACAAAGAGAGTTATTTGCACTAAGAGTATCTGCCATTGTGCCTCGGATATATGTCTAAATAAATGGACTAGGGATTATTTTAAAGATGAGAGTTGACAAACCCTGGGGATGGTATAAAGATCTTGAGAGAACACCCAATCTTGTTATCAAAAAGATTTACATCAAACCTTTCTCTAAGTTTTCACTTCAAAAACACTCCGAAAGGGAAGAATTCTGGTACATTGTCAGTGGATATGGTAAACTGACTCTTGATGATACGCTTCATACGGTTGGACCTGGTGACTCTTATAAAATTAAGAAAGAACAAGTTCATCGGTTGGAAGCATATGCTGATGGTATAACTTTCGTGGAGGTACAGAGTGGAGAATGCAGAGAAAACGACATCTACAGAATCGAAGACGACTACGGAAGAGAAAACTCTTAAACCACCAATCGCACAATTGATTGGATTGGGCTTGTTTTTCTTTGGTACACTTGGTATAATCTATGCTGGATACGTCCATGGAAAAATGCATTTGTTGACGACACTGAAAAACGCTAAAGAATTTTATGGCTAAGAAACAACACGTCACCAAGTCAGGTGACACTTTTGAGTGGGAAGAAACTGAAGAAGTGCGTAAAGCAGTTGAAAGACTGCATCAAAATATTCGAGATCTTGAAAAGGATCATGGTAAAAAAGGCGGAGACTACGGAGTAGGTAAATGAAAATCTTTCTTGACACTGCAGATTACGATGCAATCTCTATGAGATATGACACTGGTCTTCTCGATGGAGTTACAACTAATCCCAGTCTGATTAAAAAGAGTGGTGAGGATCCTTATGAGGCAATCAAAACAATCTCAGAATCCTTTCCCACACTACAATCTATCTCTGCCGAGGTAGTTGCAGACCTGGCATGTGACATGGTTGAACAGGCCAAACCTTTCATGGAACTGGATAATGTAACGATCAAAGTTCCATGTACTGTTGAAGGTCTGAGAGCTTGTCGTCAACTACGAGATCTTGGCGCAACAGTCAATGTCACTCTTATTTTCTCTGCTGCCCAGGCTGTACTTGCTGCTAAGGCTGGTGCAACTTACGTTTCTCCTTTTGTCGGTCGTCTTACTGACAATGGTTTCGATGGTCTTGATCTGATTAAGACAATCTATGACATCTATGTCAAAGATGGTTGTCGCACTGAGATTCTTGCTGCATCTGTTCGTAGCCCTGAGGTTGTCGCACTTTGTTATCGTGAAGGTTCTGATATCGTGACAATGCCACCTGGAGTTTTTGATCGTATGTATGAAAGTGTCCTAACTAGAGAAGGTCTTGCTATCTTCCAGAAAGACTGGGATTCTATTAACAAGTGATATGTACGAAGAACTAAACTGTTTTGAAGAGGCACTGAAACACTTTGGTACTAGAGTTGAGGTCATCTGTGCCATGGAACTTGGCGGCAGAATCGATCCTGAAGATGCCTATCAGATGATCAAAGATGAAATGAAGGAAGTGAAAAAGTGCCGTAAAAAGTTCAACAAAAATGGTGAGTGCGATAAATAAATTACACAGGTAAAGTATTATGGCTGCGGAAATTACTTCTAATGGTATTCAATTCAGTGATTCTACGCAAGTAAACACTAGGGGTTGGATGACTCCTGATAACACTGCCATGTTTTTCTTTCAGTCATCTGCACCCACTCACTGGGTAAAGAGTACTTCTCATAATGACAAGATGCTTAGAGTTGTGAGTGGAACTGGTGCCGGATCTGGAGGTAGTATTAGTTTTACTACTTTTACTGGAAGAACATATTCAACACCATGGTCTTCTAATAGTTCGACAGGTAATCACACTTTATCACAAAATAGAATTCCTTCCCATACTCATAGCACTATGGGAACTGCACTTTCACCATTCCCACAAAATCCAAATGGAACTTTTAATGGTGGTGATGTGAATAAAGGTCCTGGTTGGTCAAGAAGTACTGATTCTACTGGTGGAGTTTCTGGACCTTCACAACACAATCATCCTTTTAGTGCTTCTGGAACCACACCCAATCTTTCTATGAATATCAATGTTCAATATGTTGACATTATACTGTGTACTTTCGATATTGACGCATAATAAATAACCATAGCAAACCCTTATCATCCCGTGAAATAAAATGGCAGCAGAAATAGATGGAACTGGTATTGTCTTTAGTGATTCCACTCGACTAGACTCCAAGTACGATATTTTCGCCCAAGGAACGGATGCGATATTTTTCCAATCCTCTGCTCCCAGTGGTTGGACAAAGAATACCTCACATAATAATAAAGCACTTAGAGTTGTAACTGGATCTGGTGGTGGTAGTGGAGGATCTAACTCTTTTACCAGTGCATTTCCATCTTCAAAACCTATATCGGGTAACTTTCCTATTTCTGGAACAGTTGGTAACCACACTCTAACGTCAAACCAACTTCCGAGTCATACTCACGCCAATGGTGGTGCAGTTACATTGAGTCCTGGGGGTGGTGATGTAAAATCTGGTGGTGGATGGTCACGAAGCACCCCAGGCACTGGCAATAATTCAACCAACGCATCTTCACACAATCATCCATTTAGTAGTGGTAGTGCTTCATTCTCGGCTAACGTAAACCTTGCCGTACAATATATTGACGTGTTAATTTGTAGTTTCGACTGATTTCTGAGTTTTTGTTATGATGAAGTTCAAAAAAGAAGAACCAGGTAATTGGTGTCCCCTAATCAAAAAGGATTGTATTGAACATAAATGTGCATGGTACATGCATATTCGTGGAATGGATCCCAATACAGGACAAGATATTGATCATTGGGGATGTGCAGTGGGTTGGATGCCCACTCTCCTCATTGAAAACTCTCAACAACAGAGACAGACTGGTGCTGCTGTAGAATCTTTCCGTAATGAGACTATTAAAGAGTCTCAGAAGAATCGTACTATGTACGAAGATGTATTGAAACAACAAGCAATATTGCCAGTTCAAGTCAACCCACTTGAAAACCTTTTGGAGTCCTCCGATGAATCTGACAGTAATAATTGAAGACAAGGCCATCTATATCGATGGTTTTGTTGTACAACCTGCTGATATGAGTTGGTTTAATCCAGATGATTATGACCGAGAAGTTAATGCAATTCAGTGGGAAGAAGATTCTGGTGAGATCGAATACACGGAAGGAGCTTCTACTCCCATTGATAATATCGATTTCTTAAAAGATGTAATTGTTACTCATCAAAAGGCTAAAGAAGAATGGGAAGAACAACAGGAAGAATTTAAGAAATCTTGTGAGATGCATGATCTTCTTGAATATGATCCTGAGGATGTAGAAAAACTTGATTTCCAATCTTGGGACCTTGGTGATGACATCGATGAAGAAAAACTAGATGCAATCTTAAATGAAATTGATGTAGATATTGTTGGCGATGTTCCTCTAATTTACGCGAAAGAACAAGATATTGGTCAAGAATCTGCAGAAGATATTCTCGGACTGGGAGATACTAATGTTCCAGATTCTGTGCCTCAAACAGAAGAAAATGATATAATGCACGAAGATCTACGCGATGCTCTTGACAATCAAGATGATAGTTCGTATGAGATGGAAGAAGAAGTAGAAAACCAAATCTACTATGACATTGAAGAATTACTCAAAGAGATATGATTCCTGAACTCCAAGTCAATGATTATACTGTAGTTAGAAACTTCATTGATCAGGAAAGGGCGATAAAACTGGGTTATGAGTTCATGCGGTTCTGCGAAGAACATGATGCTGCGGGTGACAATCAGGCAGTAAATTCAAACTCAGTTCACAATTACTTACCTTTTCTTGAGTTACTTTGTGAAAAAACACCTGAGGTGAGTAGGATTGTTGGGGAAACAGTCTTACCCACCTATGTTTATTCTAGGGTGTATAAGAATGGTTCTGACCTAAAACGACATACTGATAAGGATGAGTGTGAGATTTCTCTTACACTCAATTTGTGTGCAGATAGACCTTGGAAAATATGGATTGAAACTCCTAGAGGAGAAAAGAGATCTGTGATGCTTGCTCCTGGAGATGCCATGTTCTATCATGGTTGTAACGCACCACACTGGAGAGATAACTATACAGGAACCTACTACACTCAAGCATTTCTACATTATGTGTATAGTAGAGGTGAACGTGTCAATTCTTACTTCGATAAGAATCGACCAGGTGTAAACAACTTTGAACAGAAAGCACCAAAACTTTTAGTAGAACCAGGAAGAGGTGAATCGATGATTAGTGATTACATAATGATAATTAAAGGACTTGTGCCTGAAGATCTGTGCGATGATATTCTAAGAGAATTCCCTGAAGACTCTGTTTATTGGGAACCATCTTCGGTTGGTGCTGGTGATGTCCGTGAAGATATCAGAAGTTGTAATACGATTGGATTATCCAAACTTCCACATCAAAATATGGTGTATGAGAATTTGGACTCTAGAATGTTTGAGTGTGCAGCAGAAGCAATCAAACAATATAGAGAACGTTGGCCTGGTGTAGAAACAGAAATCGATACTGGTTATGATCTTCTTAGATATAGAACTGGAGAGTTTTATACCCAACATACAGACTCATTCAAACACCAACAAAGATCTGTAACTTGTTCTTTCCATCTTAATGATGACTATGAAGGTGGTGAGTTTGCCTTTTTCAACAGAGAAAAGGTATATAAATTTGAGAAGGGTGATGCGATTCTTTTCCCATCAAACTTCATGTTCCCGCATGAGATCTTGCCTGTAACTTCTGGAACACGGTACTCTATTATTACTTGGTATGTCTGATAAACTTAAAGGTCTCCCAACAGTATATTGGTTGAGTTGTGATATTGATAGGATTCCTCGCATGGAAGCTCAGTTTGAGAAGTGGGGTATCCAAAATACAAAATTTTGGTTTGGTAATCTTCAACCAGATCATTATGAAACGTGGAAAGATAAGTTATTTAAACCCGAATTTATTAAACCAGAACACTATCGATCTACATGTATCACCATCTCTACACTTGAGATGATTCGTCATTGGTTGAATAATACCAATGAGAAATATCTTATTTTAATGGAGGATGATTACGACCTAGATCTGATCGAGTATTGGCATTTTGATTGGAAGACTCTCATGAATCATTTGCCCTATGATTGGGATTGTATTCAGTTGGGATTTGAATCGCAGGAATATATTTCTTTCTTCCTACATCCAAAGACAAAACATAGTGCATTTGGACCTGTAATGATCAACAGGTGGTTTGCAGAGAAACTACTTCGTATTCATACTGTTCAGGGAAAATACTTTTTCCTTAGGAGATTTGCTGGATATCCTGGTATTCGTTCACTCGATATTGATCACTTCTTTGGATTTGTAGGTAGAACATATCAGTTGCCACTGATCACTCAAGATCCTTACCTAGATAAAGTGCCAAAGAAACATCACTTTGTCTGCAGAGATCTTTACTATGATTGGTGGGAAAACGAGAGAGATAATTACACCCTCAAAGAATTCTTCACTTATGGTAAACCGAATGACGGTGAAATGACCAAGATTGTTCGTCTATGAAGTTATCCAATCTACCTCCCATCTACTATCTCAACCTCCAAGAAAGGGAAGAGAGACGAGAGTACATGGAGAAACAGTTTAAGAAATATGAGATCCGCAAATGGAGGCGCTGCAACGGATCCATTTTTGGGGAGGAAAATTTTCCCCACTGGAAAAAGTTAGTCCTGGATTCTCAATTTAAGACTCAAAAGAGATTTTATAGTGTATTGTTGAATCGATCTGAGATGATCGCTAACTTTCTCTTTGACCTAGATTCTGATGTTGTTCTTCTACTAGAAGACGACTTGTCTTTTCATACTGAGAGATATCTAAACTTTGAGTGGGAAGAGTTTATCGAACGTCTGCCTCATAATTGGGACTGCGTTCAACTTCATATCATTGGTGAGAAGTTCATGCCCTTGACACTTTCACCTTGGTCCGTGAACAATCATAGTGCTGCAGCAATCCTAATCAATAAGAGGTATGCAGATAAGTATGTAAATATGTTCATGGAAAATGGTAAGTGGAGATTTTTGAACAACTACGGGTATAGTAACGATCTTCCCGAGTATCATTATCACTCTGCAGACTTTATCCCATATCAAGTCGGTACGACCTATTCTTTCCCTATGTTTGTGACCAACTCTAAGTTTGAGAGTGATGGTGCTGGAGTCAATGCCTTGGCTAAACGATCTGATGCAACTGTGTTAGAATGGTGGAAGAATAATGATAAGAGTCTAGAAGAAATGATGTATCTTGATCGCCCAATGTTCGCTCAACTATGAAACTGAAAGGTCTTCCGACTTTATATTATCTGAATCTAGACGAACGACCAGATCGTAGGGAATACACAGAACTACAATATGAGGAGTTGGGAATCACTAACTTTAAAAGATTCTCTGCATCTGAGTATCAGTATCCAGACTTCGTTGATTGGAAACATAGAGTCATCCTCAATGATATGTCTGAGTGTGTTCGATGGAGACAACATATCCTAGAGATTGGTACTGCAATCTGCACTCTGGATATGATTAAACACTGGTTGACTACGACCAATGAGAAACATCTTCTATTGATGGAAGATGACTACGATTATCGATTCGTCAAGTATTGGCACTTCGATTGGGAATATTTGATGAATCATATTCCTTTTGATTGGGACTGTATCCAACTTGGATTTGAAAATGAACATGAGATTCCATGTTTCCTACACCCGATCAGATCACACCATGATTATGGTCCTGTTCTAATTAATAGACCATATGCAGAGAAGTTGATGAGACTTTTTGTGGATGGGGATCAATATAATTTCTCCCATAGAATTCAGAACTATAAGTGGGGAAAGATGTTGGATATGCCAAATCGAACCATTGATTATTTCATGTGTCACTCGGGTAATACATACTGTATGCCTTTGATTAGTGTTAATCCTCATATTGGTAGTTACGCCAAGAATATTGTGAGGAAAGATCGTCCAGATCTAGAACTCGCCAGAAAAGCATACAATAAGTGGTGGACTGTTATGCGCGATGAGTATACTCTGGAAGAGTTTTTCATGTACGGTAAACCAAATGATTATGTGATCACTCCAGAAGAACCCGACATCGACGATTATTATGTTTGAACATGTAAGACAGTTTGAAGAACAAATTGCAGACTTCTATGGTGCTCCATATGCAGTCGCAACAGATTCTTGTACTCACGCAATCGAACTTTGTCTTAGGTTGCACTATCCATTGGTAGTTCCGCAGATACCTAAACATACATACCTTTCGGTTCCAATGACTTTCATGAAGTTGGAGATTCCCTTTCTTTTGACTGATCGTAAGTGGAGTGATTGGTATCCTATCGCTGATACTAATATCATCGATGCTGCAGTTTATTGGGAAGAGGGTGGTTATATACCAGACACGAAGATGTGTCTAAGTTTTCAATTTAAGAAACATCTGAGTCTGGGTCGAGGTGGTATGATTCTTACAGATAATGAAAAAGACTATCATGAACTCCAGAAAATGGCGTATGATGGTAGGGATATGACTAAACCCTGGGCAGAACAAGACATCACTACGGTTGGATACCACTACTATATGACACCTGAGACCGCTATAGAAGGTTCTCGAAAGTTTCCTGTTGCAAAGAATATGCAACCCAAATCCTGGTCTTGGGAAGATTATCCAGATCTATCAAAACTCACTGTATTTCAATGAAACACATAGAACCAGATTGGAATATCGATCAGTTTAAACAACTGAACTATACTCTAGCGAGTCATAACGATCCGTTGGTTGTCAATGAATACTTATGGTCTGGACACAATAAGTCCAAGATGAATATCTACAAGTATCATGAACCGAATCCCATGCCAGAAAGTATGGAGTATATCCGAAAACACTTCTCATTCTGGTCTGATGTTTGTGTTGCGGTGAATCACTTCAAACCTGGACAATATCTACCCATGCACAAAGACTTGTATGGAAGATATGCTAGAATGACTGGTGCATATCCAGCTTTTATCATGAGATGTATGGTTATGTTAGAAGATAGTTCTCCTGGTCAAATTCTACAGATCAGGGATGAATGTTATGGTAAATGGTCTGCGGGTGATTGTTTCTACTGGGAACATGATGCTCCACATGCATTTTACAATATGAGTATGATTGATAGATACGCAGTTCAAGTTACAGGTGTTTGTAATGCATACCCGATGTAAGATTCCGAGTATTGATATACACATCACTCATCGATGTAATTTTACTTGTGATAGTTGTGCTCACTTTGCAAATCACAAATTCACAGGAGAAGTTACCTTTGATAATTTCAAAGAATGGGTGGATCTCTGGAAAGACAAACTTGATCCAGATAATATTGGCATACTAGGTGGTGAACCATTCCTAAATCCTAGGGTTGCCGAGTATTGTGAATATGCAAGAAAGTCTTTTCCAAATTCTAGGATAGAACTCGTCACAAATGCATTTGTCTTGAAGGATATATCTGATATTTTGATTAAAAATGATATAGTTCTTGCAGTATCTGTTCATCATAACAACCCAGAATATAAGAAAACTCTTGCAAAGAATAAAAAAATCATTGAGAGTTGGGGTGTTAAGGTAGAATACTGGAATAGTTTTTTAAGATGGCAAAAAGTTTATAAAGGATATGGAGAAAATATTGAACCCTATGAAGATAATGATCCAGAAAGTAGTTGGAATAACTGCCCTACTGGACAAAACTGTTTCCAACTTCATGAAGGTAAGATGTGGAAGTGTGCGCCACTCGCGTTCTTGCCAATGATGGATGAAAAGTATAAGCTGTCCGAAAAGTGGGATAGATACTTAGAGTATGTTCCCCTGTCGTCAGATTGTACGACTGAAGAACTA